ACAAATAGTCAGATTATATATATTATATATATATACATAGTGTATTATATTACATAATGTATTATATTGCATAGTGTAATATATTACACAGTGTATTACATAGTGTAATACATAGTATGTAACATATACATATATAATACATATATAACTGACATATATTCAGTTGGAATATAGTAAAGTACAAAATCAAATAAAATTATTAATTATAATATGGCACTAAAACAAATAGAATTAGAAGTACCAACAACTCTATCTGACATTAAACTTTGGCAATATCAAAAGTATATGAAAGTCATAGAGCAAAACAAAACAGAAGATGCCGAAGATGAAGAACAAATAAACGATTTCTTAAATATGAAACTTGTAGAAATATTCTGTAATGTTTCACTAAGAGATGTTAGTAAGATACCATTAAAAGAGTTTAATAAAATATTAGAAATATTAAACAAGGCATTTGAGGAGAAACCTAAATTAATACAAAGATTTAAGTTATTAGATGTAGATATGGGATTCATACCTAAGCTTGATGATATAACTCTTGGTGAATATGTAGATATAGAAACTAATATTACTGATTGGCAAAAAATGCATAAAGCTATGGCTGTATTATACAGACCAGTTAATTTTAAGGCAGAAAATAAATACACAGTTGCACCCTACAAGGTAAATGAAGAGATACAAGAATTAATGAAAGAGATGCCTTTAGATGTAGCAATTAGTTCAATGGTTTTTTTTTACAGTTTAGGGAAGGAGTTGCTGGGAGCTATACCGAAATATTTGGAGCAAAATCTGAAGAAAGAGGATATGCAACAGCTAGAGACGCATTTGCACAAAAATGGGGTTGGTATCAATCAATTTATGCACTCGCTAAAGGAGATGTCAGAAACTTCGATGCAGTTACCGAGCTTCCACTCTACCAGTGTTTAAATTATTTAGCATTTGAAAAAGAAAAAGTAGATATAGAACAACAAGAATTAAAAAAAGCATATAGACAATGACAAGTTTTTACGACATATTAGATAAATTAAAAACATATCTTCAAGGCAACAACAATGTTAATTCAGTTACATTTGGAGACATATTTGAAGTTGACCTAAATAAACAAACTATATTTCCTTTATCACACATAATTGTAAACGGATGTACATTTCAAGACCATGTAGTTCAATTTAACCTACAGGTTATTTGTATGGACATTGTAAACGAAACTAAAGAAGACAAGAAAGACTTGAATAACTACTTTCACGACATAAACAATAAACAAGATGTGTTAAACACACAGTTTGCTGTAGTCAATGGTTTACAATCGGCACTTAGAAGAGGAGAATTGTTTTCTGATTTATATCAAATAGATACAGATTATACTGCTAATATGTTTGAAGATAGGTTTGAGAATTTACTTGCTGGTTGGAGTTTAGATATATCAATCACAGTGGCAAACAATCAAATATCGGATATTAATGCTAACGGTCAATCTCCTTGCTAATGAGTTTTAAGTTAAAAAATACAGAATCATATCTAATAAGTTTTGTCAATAATCTAAAAAGATTATCAATACAAGAGCTAAAAGACCCTAGAAAAAGAAGTTATAGTTCAGGTAGAGTAATAAACGAACCTTTGAACGCAAGCAGGAGTTTATCACAAAGTTTAATTGTAGAGACTAAAAGTCAAAAAAATAAATTTAACGCAATAATAAAAGGAAATTCTTATGGCGAAAAAGTTGATGAAGGAACTAAATCAGGAACAAGCATTTCAGCAAATGACATAGTTAATTGGATTAATAGAAAACCTGTAACATTAGAAGGTTTAAATCAACAAAAATTATCAAATGTTACCAGTAAAACAAAAAATAGAATAGCAAATCAGATAGCACAAAAAATAAAAAGAGAAGGAATAAAACCAACTAACTTTCTAACTAACTTAGTTAATGAACAGTTTAATAAACTTAAAGGTATAGAAAACATAATAACTGAAGATATAAATTTAGATTTAGATAGTTTTATGCAATCTATAGGATATATCAAACAAGGGGAAACATTTAAAATACAACAATAATGTCAACAGTAATAAACACAAGAAGCCCATTCTACTTCAAAGTATCTAATGCAGATTTGAGCTCTGTTAAATTAGAACTTTATATTTGGACTGGAACGTATGCACAAAGAAACGCATCTTATAAAAGATACACTTTAACTAAAGAACAATTATTAGATGAATTGGACAGAGGAACAACGACCTCTACAACAGCTAATAAATTAGTTGATAGCACACAAAACTTTAACACTACAGCTCAAGTAGGTAGTTTTATAAAGAACACAACAGATTCAACAACAGCAAGTGTTACTGCTATTGATAGCGACACAACTTTATCTATAAGCTCAGACATTATGGCTTCAGGTGAAAATTACATATTATTTGCTAAACCTTATGTTGTATTTGAATTAAGTGAACTTGCTAGAGACTTTATGGAAACAGAATATAACAACTATGCAACTGACACTTTATGGATAGATGCAGATGTTACTATTTATGATTCAACAGGAACTATTGTTCAAGTAAACTCTCAAGACACAAACACATCTAGTTTCTTGGGCATAGATGGATATGGTTACTTTGAAAATGGCACTAACCCTAGAAGTGTTCAATATACAACACCTATGGTGCTTCAACACAATACTACAGTTTATTATAATGATGGTGCTGACATAAAGATTCCTATATATGCAGAGGCTGCAACGGTAACTGCTGTGTTAGACACAGATGCTGGTGCTAATGTAAATTGGAATGAGGCAAATGTGTTTTGGGAAACTTATGATGTGAATTGGGGTGATGGAGACGAAGACCAAGAGATTACAGATAATGGAAATACTAATCAAAAAATACAATATCTTATACTGACAGACACAGAATATTTATCAGACGGAGATACTGTAACCATATCAAGCGATAATGCAAATTATCCTGATGACGTTGTTATAATACTTAAAAAAGTATGTGAACCTAAATATACTCCATTAAATATAATATTCTATAATAAATTTGGAGCACTACAAAACTTATGGTTCTTCAAGAAATCTATGACTAATATAAATATTACTTCACAACAGTTTAAAAATAATATTTTAGATATAGAAAACTCTGGTAGTACGCCATCTTATGCTTTAAGCAAGCATCAAGAAAAGAAGTTTATGGCAAATGGAAAAGAATCAATAACTGTTAATTCAGGATTCTACACTGAAGACCATAACGAAGTAGTAAGAGAAATGTTGCTTGCAGAACAAGTATGGATTTATGACGGAACAAATACTTTGCCAATTAACCTTAAATCTAATACACTTCAATTCAAAAAGTCAGTTAATGATAAGCTTATAAGTTACACCTTGTCTTTTGATTACGCTTACGACAAAATAAATAATATTCTATAATGCAAAAAATAGTATTATATATAAAAAATAATGATGATGTCTATAAGAGAGTAGATATGTTTAATGATGAAACTATTTCATTAACATCTAAAATACAAGATGTAAGAGATATACAAAAAGTATTTACTGACTTTAGTCAAACATTTACATTACCTGCCTCTAAAACAAATAACAAGTTGTTTCAACACTGGTATAACTATAACATTGATAATGGTTTTGATGCAAGAAGTAGAAAAGATGCTGTAATGGAACTAGACTTTTCTCCATTTAGAAGAGGCAAGATTTCTCTTAATAATGTTAAAATGAAAGACAATAAACCTTTTTCTTATGAGGTTGTTTTTTATGGCAATACTATAAACTTAAAAGATTTGCTTGGAGATGATGAATTAAGTACTCTTGGTCAACTAGATGATTATACACATGATTATACAAGTTCTAATGTTAAAAATGGATTACAAACAGGATTATCTTCTGGCAAAATAATATATCCTTTAATATCACACACAAAAAGATTTTATTATGATTCGGCTCAATCGAGCCCTAATTATAGTGGTAATTTATATTACAACACATCACAAAATAATATTGGACTAGAATTTGACGACTTAAAACCTGCTGTTAAATGCTTAACTATAATAGAAGCTATAGAAGACAAATATACTACGGCTAACGGATATTCTTCTAATGTTGTGTTTACTAGAGATTTCTTTAGCTCAACTGAATTTAGTAATCTATTTCTTTGGTTAAGTAGAAACAAAGGAGCTATAGGAGGAGACGAAAACCAAGAAGAAACATTAAGCCGTATATGTGGCTCATGGGGATATTCTTCTGGTGACTTAGGTTTTAATATAACTGGAGATACTTGGACTGTATCAACTTCAGGACATACAAGACGTTATGATGCTGAATTAACAATAACGACAACAGGTGCAGACCAAACTAAACCTTATAGTGTAAAAGCTATTGATTACGTTACTGGAAATACGCTAGGACAATTAGCTTTGGGTGCAGGAGCTTCAAGAGATTTTACTGTTCAATTAATATCAACATTTGAATTAGTCAATTATCAAATTAAATGGATTGTTGAATCTAACGAAACTTTGTCGTTTACTCCTACATTAGATATGACAGAATATATACTTGACCCGATAACACAAACCCCTACAGGTACAAATACTGCTGTATTTAATATAGGAGGAACTGGAGCAAGTATATCTACTACAAGTGAGATTATAATAACAGACAATGTGCCTAAAATAAAAACTATTGATTTTCTTACGGGATTATTTAAGATGTTTAATTTAACAGCATATTATATTGATGATGTGGCTGATGCAGACTTTGGTAAAATATATGTAGATACTTTAGACAATTTTTATTTAGATGCAGTAAACAATCCATCTGAAGGTAGTTATGATATAACAAAACATATAGATACAAAAGAATTAAGCATAGACAGGGCTTTTGAATTTAATCAAATTAATTTTGAGTATGAAGAACCCTCTACTTTGTTGTCTATTAATCATCAAGAGCAATTTAATGAGATATTTGGCAACGAAGAAGTAAGACCTACGTTTGTTGATAGAGGAACTAAATACGAGGTTAAAGTACCTTTTGAGCATATGAAGTTTGAAAGAATAATTGACACTAATCAAACAGGAACAAGTCCTTATTCAGCAATCACATCTCCTTCGCCCTACATAACAGATATATTATGTGGATATTCAGCAGACGGTGACTTTGAATCTAAAACAGACGTAACCCCAAATACTGGTAATTATTCTCCAGTACTAACGAAGCCTTTAGTATTTTATGCTATACAAGAATCTGGATTATCTTCTGGAACAGGGATTAAATGGATTTCAGATGGCACTCCTGTAGAAATAACACAATACTATAGACCTTCTAATACTAATGAAGACGGAACAACGTCAACTGCGGCTTCTTTTACAATTAATTTTGATGATGAAATAGATGAATGGAATTTAACTAATTATGATGGAGGCACTAACTCTTTGTTTAAAAAGTTTTACGCTAATTATATTAACGGAATCTTTGAAGAAAAGAAAAGAATATATAAGTTAAAAGGATACTTGCCAACAGATATATTAGTTAATTATAGATTAAATGATGAGCTTGTGATACAAGATAGAACATTTACGATTAATTCTATAAGCACAAACTTTAAAACTGAAGTAAGTCAATTAGAATTATTAAACAAATTATAACTATGATAAAAAATATACTTGACTTATTAAACGCTTCTGATTGGTACGGAGCTGGTGAAAATGTAGAAATAGCAAAAGGTAAATATTCAGGAGTTAAAGACTTTAAACAAATGAAAGAACAACTTAAAAGATTAAGATATGCCAAGTAAAAAAATACTTATAGATGTTCAGGTTTCTTCAGGGGCTTCTCCTCAACAAATTAATGATGTAAAAAAAGCTCTTGATGGTGTTGCTAATTCACAAGCAAAAGTAACTAAAGCAACTCAAAAAGGTAGAGCACAATCAGGATTAAATAATGCTATACTTTTAGAAACAGGTCGTTTAGCATCAGATGCATCTTATGGTTTTACAGCTATAGCAAATAACTTGTCTCAAGTAGTAACTTTATTTGCAAGTTTTGCAGAAACAAATAAAGGTGTTGTAAACTCTCTTAGGCAACTTGCTAAATCACTATGGGGTATTGGTGGAGTTTTAATTGGTGTTCAGCTTTTAATTTCATTTGGACCAAAGTTATGGGAAATGTTAACTGGTGTGACACAAAGAATGAAAGACCTAGCTGACATTACAAAGCAAGCTAGTAAACAAGCGGGAGAACAAATAGGAAAATTACAAACTTTAGTTGAAATATTAAACTCAGCAACAGAATCTACTGTTGAAAGAAGACAGGCTGTTGATGAATTAAATAGAAGTCATAAAAACTTAAATTTAAAGTTAGATGATGAAGGAAGATTAACAAAAGAATCTAAAAAGGCAATAGAAGAATATATTCCTGTTTTAAGGGAAAAAGCTATGGCAAATGCTTTAATGACAAAAATACAGGCTAAATATGTAGAAATGTTAGATGCTGAAATGTCTAGTACACAAGACAATGTGGCTTGGTATGAGGCATTATTTATTGCAATAAAAAATGGGGGAGTAATGACAGCTGAGGCAACCTTAGAAATAATGGAAAAAGCTAAAGAGAATAGAAAGAAGTTGATAGATGAAATACAGGTTGATATTGATTATTTAACCAATCAATTCAAGTCATTATCTACAACTGGTTTTGCTGCTGACGCTTTGGAAACAGTAAATCAATTAAAATCAGCTAGAAACATTATAACAGACCCAGAACAATTAGCTGAAGGGAAAACAGCTTTACAATTATGGGCTGAAGAAACTTTAGGAATTATAGCTGACACTAACTTGAAAGAGCTAGAAATTACAAACAGAGCAAATCAAGAAAGAAATAAAAGAGAGGAAAAGGCATTTAAACAAAGAATGAAAATAGCTAGATTAGAAGCAGAAGGAAAACTAGACCTTTTAGATATGTATGGTCAAGGTTTAAATCTTGCCTCTGAACTTGCTGGTAGAAATACTGGGGTAGGAAAAGCTTTAGCTATAGCATCAACAACAATGTCAACTTATTCTGCGGCACAAAGAGCTTATGAATCTCAATTTTTACCCGTGCCAACACCAAGTTCTCCGTTAAGAGCAGAAGTAGCAAGAGGTGTTGCTATACTTTCTGGTTTAGCACAAGTAAAATCAATATTAGCTGTAAAAACTCCTGCGATGAAAGAAGTGTCTGGTGTTTCAGGTGCAGCAGCAGGAGTAGGAACGGTTCAAGCCCCTGACTTTAATGTAGTCGGTGCTGGAGGAGTAAGTCAATTAGCAACCACATTAGCAGGTGTAACAGGACAACCATTAAAAGCATTTGTTGTCAGTAAAGAAATATCATCAGCTCAAGAATTGGAAAGAAATATTACAACTACAGCATCAATAGGTTAATTATTAAAATAAATTCAATATGAAAATAGTAGAATTAATTATAGACGAAGAACAAGAATTATCTGGAATAGAAGCAATCTCTATTGTAGATGAACCAGCAATAGAAGAAAACTTTATTGCATTATCTAAACAGCACGAAATAAAATTAGCTGAAGTAGATAAAGAAAAGAAAATATTAATGGGTGCTGCCTTAGTTCCTAACAAGAATATTTATAGACGTAACGGAGAAGACGAGTATTATATATTCTTTAGTGAAGATACTGTTAGAAAAGCATCTGAACTATTCTTAATGAGAGGCAATCAAAATAAATCTACACTAGAGCATCAAGCTGAATTATATGGGTTATCTGTAGTTGAATCATGGATTATAGAAGATGATGTACACGATAAATCAAGAAAGTATGATATGGATTTACCTGTAGGTACTTGGATGGTATCTATGAAAGTAAATAACGATGAGGTTTGGGATAACTACGTTAAAACAGGTTTAGTAAAGGGATTCTCTATAGAAGGTTATTTTACAGATAAAATTGCTATGAGTAAAATACAAGAAGTTAATGAGGAAGAAGAGGCAAGAGAAATACTATTGGAGATTGCCAATTCAATACTAGACAATAAGTATGAACTTAAAACTTATGGTGATTACGGAAGTGGTGTTAGAAATAATGCTAAAAGAGGCATTGAACTTAACAAGAAAGTAAATAATAAATGTGCCACAAGCGTAGGAAAAATAAGAGCTCAGCAGTTGTCAAGAGGTGAAAAATTGAGTGTATCAACGATTAAAAGAATGTATTCTTATTTATCAAGAGCAGAAACGTATTACGATGCTGGAGACAGTAAAGCTTGTGGAACTATATCTTATTTGTTATGGGGTGGTAAAGCAGGTTTAAACTGGTCAAGAGGCAAGCTAAGAGAACTTGGTGAATTAAAAATGGCATCTATGGTTGTAGATAAAGACCATGCAATTATAAATGATAGATTAGCTTATTCAAGTAAAGAAAAGGCTGAAGAAATGGCAAAAGATTTAGATTGTAAAGGAATACACGAACACAATCTTGAAGGTAAAACTTGGTATATGCCTTGTGAACAACACAAACTAGCAGAAGTAGGAGAAGATGGAGCAATAAGAAAAAGCCCTAAAGCACCTAAATCTGACACACCTAATCCTAATCCTAAAGGTGAAGGAACTGCAAAAGGAGATGCTTCTGGCAAAAGAGGTGCTAAGGTATCAGAAAAAGATAGAGCTTCTTTGAAGAAAAAAGCAGATGATTTTAATGAAAGGTATAAAGAAAAATTAGGTTATGGCATAACTGTTGGTATGCTAGCTTCAGTATTTCAAAGAGGACTTGGAGCATACAACACAAGTCATTCACCAAATGTTAAATCACCTTCACAGTGGGCACACGCTAGAGTAAATGCCTTTATGTATTTAGTAAGAAACGGAAGACCAGAAAATGCTAAGTACACAACTGATTATGATTTATTACCAACTAAACATCCTAAAAGCAGCAAGAAATGAAAAAAACAAATGAAACTGTAGGAAACGCTGTTCCAAGTGGTAGCAGAAGGGGTTGTATGTGTAAAGATGGAACATACTCAAGAAAGTGTTGTGATGGCACTTTAAGAAGTCAAGGTGTAGGAAGAATATCAGGTGTAGGTGTTTTATTGTTAGAATCAGGAGGAAATATATTACAAGAAAATGGTCAAAATATAAAATTATAAACAATGAGTAAAAAAATATCACAATTAACAGCAATTACAACCATACAAGAAGATGATTTATTGGCTGTAGTAGAAGGAAGCGAAACTAAAAAAGCTGAAGTATATCAATTAGAGAACTATTTAATTCCTACAGCTATTACTATGAGTGATGGTTCTACTGTTAACTTATCCGATTCAACTTATGATAAATCTATGCTTATTAGATTAACTTGGTCTGGTGGAGCTGGAAACGCTACATTAAATTTGCCTTCAGCAGCAGATAATGCTAATAGATTAATGAGATTTATTTCTAATGGAGGATTTTCTGTTAGTACAAGGGTAAATTTAACACCTACAAATTCTGAAACATTAGACGGCTCTACAGACGCTTATGTTATCAATATAGAATATGAAGGCATACAAGTATGGTCAGATGGTGTTGAGTGGTTCATAATACAGAAAAAAGCATAAAAATCTAACAAGGTTTTTATATACAGTTAATTAGTTAAGATAAATTAATTTATAAATCGAAATTTATGGAAAACACTAAAGCTACATCAATTTTGAACGACATCATGGAAAAACTATCACTAGTTAAAAAAGATGAAGTAAAAGAAGTTGAGGTGAATCAAGAAGTAAATCTTTCGGAACAAGTTAAAGAAGAAGAAAAATTATCTCAAGAACTTACTGAGCTTGCTTGTCAAGAAGAAGTAAAGGAGGAGTTGTCTTCTGAAGAAGTTGTTTTTGAAGAGTTACAAGAGGAAGTTCCTGTAATAGAGGAAGCCTCTGAAGAAATTGAGATGGATGAAATGAAATACGTTAGTAAAGACGAATTTGATTCTAAAATCTCAGAATTAAAAGGAATGATTGAAGAAATGAAATTAGGTTACAAAGAAGAAAAACTATCTATGGAAAAAGAAATAGAGAAGTTATCTGCTGAACCAGCTTCAGAACCAATCGCACACAACCCTGAAGGGGAAGTAAAACAAAACTTTAAATCTTTTGGTCAAAACAAAATAATGAGCACTAGAGATAGAGTAATGAACAGAATTGCTAATTTAAAATAAAACTAAAACTAAAATTAATTAAAAAATGGCTACTACTACATCAATTACAAGTACTTATGCTGGCGAATTTGCAGGCAAGTACATTTCTGCTGCTTTATTATCAGGTGTTACACTTGACAGAGGTGGTATTGAAATTAAACCAAATGTAAAGTTCAAAGAAGTAATCAAGAAAATTGCTACTGATTCTAACGTAATCAAAGATGCAACTTGTGATTTTACTGATACTGCAACTATTACGTTAACTGAAAGAATCCTTCAACCAGAAGAGTTCCAAGTAAACCTAGAGCTTTGTAAGAAAGACTTTAGAAGTGACTGGGAAGCTGTATCTATGGGATATTCTGCTTTTGACAATCTACCTCCAAAATTTAGTGACTATTTAATCGGTCATGTTTCTGGATTAGTTGCTGAAAAAACAGAAAACAATATCTGGTCTGGTGTTGACGCTAACGCTGGTGAGTTTGATGGATTTACAACTTTATTAGGTGCTGATGGTGACGTTATTGACGTTGCTGCTGGTACTGTAACTTCTGCTAACGTAATCGGAGAGCTAGGAAAAATAGTTGACGCTATTCCTTCTGCTTTATACGGAAAAGAAGATTTATACATCTATGTATCTCAAAATATTGCTAGAGCTTATGTAAGAGCTTTAGGAGGATTTGGAATCTTAGAAAATGCTGCTGGAAGTGAAAACGTATCTAGCATTGGAGCAAACGGTGTATCTAATCAAGGTACTATGTGGTGGCAAAACGGAGCATTGTCTTTTGATGGTGTAAAATTATTTGTTGCTAACGGACTTGGAGATAACAAAGCTGTTGCTGCTGAAAAATCTAACTTATTCTTCGGAACAGGTCTTTTATCTGACCACAACGAAGTTAAGTTAATCGATATGGCTGACCTAGATGGTTCTCAAAACGTAAGAGTTGTTATGAGATTTACTGCTGGAGTTCAGTACGGAATAGGGTCTGACATTGTACTATATTCTTAATAAATTAAATTAACCAAAAATTAGGGTAGGTGGGTAAATGCCTACTTACCCTTTTTTTATAAAAAATAATAAACTATGGCTTGTGGACTAAATATAGGTAGAAAAGAACCTTGTAAAGATGTAGTTGGTGGTATAAAAAATATATATTTTGTTGACTTTGGTGATTTGGGAACTGTTAGTGAAACAGATGACGAAGTTACTAATATGACAGGAGACGGCAGTAACAATTTAACAGCATATAAGTATGAAGTTAAAGGAAACTCGTCTTTTGAACAAAATATTACATCATCAAGAGAAAATGGAACTACATTCTTTGAACAAACATTAAATTTAACACTACATAAACTTTCTAAAGAAGACAATAAAGAATTAAAAATGTTAGCTTACGGAAGACCTCATGTTGCTGTTGAAGATTATAATGGAAATGTATTTTTAATGGGATTAGAGCATGGAGCTGATGTTTCTGGTGGAACAGTTGTTACTGGAGCTGCTATGGGAGATTTAAGCGGATATACTTTAACTTTAAGTGGCATGGAAAGAAAACCAGCTAACTTTATGAGTGTTGATAGCACTTCTGCTACATTCCCATTCAGTGAATTTGCTGGATTAACTGGAACTGTAACTATTACGGAAGGTACTAATTCATAATAACTAAATTTAATTAGGTTAAATTAAGGGATGCTACGGTATCCCTTTTTTTATGAAAACAAATTAGCAATTATTTGTTACTTATAATATGGTAGTATTAACAACATCAACAGGTGCTCAGAGTTTTAAGGTAATTCCCAGAAGTGCACAAAGCTCAGTTACGTTTGAACTAACTGATAAATCTAAAAGAACTAAAAGTACTGTTAGTGTTTCTGTAACTAATTCAAATGGGTATATGACTGTTACAGGTAGTTTTTCATTAGTAGAAGGTAGATTTTATTCATTTGCAATTAAAAATGGTGCTGTAATTATATATAGAGGCTCTATTTTTTGCACAGACCAAACTAATTTTAATACCTTTGATGTACACTCTGGAGAATACACTACAGAAAACACATACGATAACGATTTTGTAATAATATGAGAAAAGTAAATAAAATGGCAAAAAAAAGATATAATAGTAAACCGTTGCCAAAAGCAGAAAAGGGAAAGATACATATAGTTAATATGTCATCTTATACACGACCTGAAATCAAAGAACAATACAATAGAGATTGGGTAGAATACGGAGACGATAACAACTATTTTAATTATTTAATAAATAGATATAATGGAAGCCCTACAAATAATGCTGCTATAAATGGTATTGCTGAAATGATATATGGTAAAGGGTTAGACGCAGTTGATAGTAAAGAAAATGAAAAGGATTATAAAGAGATGAAGGAACTCTTTACTAAGGACTGTATGAAAAAAATATGCTATGACTATAAAATGATGGGTCAAGCTGCACTTCAAATAATCTATTCTAAGGACAGAAAAAAGATTGTGCAAGTAGAACATATACCTGTAGAGACGTTAAGGGCAGAGAAAGCAAACAACAAAGGTCAAATACAAGGCTATTACTATGCAAAAGATTGGTCAGAGATTACATCTAAGCTAAGTCCTAAAAGAATACCTGCTTTTGGCACAAGTAATGCAGGATTAGAAATATTATATATTAAACCTTATAGAGCTGGGTTTTATTACTATTCACCAGTAGATTATCAAGGAGGTTTACAATATGCCGAATTAGAAGAAGAGATAGCGAACTATCATATAAATAATATACAGAATGGTCTTGCACCAAGTATGCTTATAAACTTTAATAATGGTGTTCCTACAGAAGAACAGAGAAGTTTGATTGAGCAAAACATACAAG